ATCTACTAATGTACCGTCCCCCACCGAGATCTACACCCTTTCCCTATACGGCATAACTTCTATTTTCCACGTTTCACCATTATCTGTGCTACTTGCACTTGTGTTAGAAGAATAGCTTACAGCAACAAAAACACCATCCCCGTATGCAACACTCCCCCCTTCTCCCTTAGGCATAACGTGCTGTGTCCATGTCCTACCATTATCCGTGCTTCTAGCACATGTGTTATACAAAAGATTAACAGCTACAAACACATCATTTCCGTATGCAACACTATACCAGTCACCAGCAGGCATATCGTGTTGTGTCCACGTTTCACCATTGTCTGCGCTAGTTGCGCTTTTATTAGAAAAATCGTTTACAGCTACAAAAACACCATCACCGTGTGCAATATTAAGCCATCCATTGTTAATACAGTCGTAATCGTAAGACATTCTATTCCTTTTAGTTGAATGAAGTGCAGAACATTGCATCCGTTCCTTAGCATATTACAACATTCTGCTAATGATAACTATTATGTTAGTTTAACATACTCTGTTATGTCCACGTTACACCATTGTCTGTGCTTCTAACACAAGTTTTAGACGAACAACTTAAAGCAACAAAAACACCATCCCCGTATGCAACACTATACCAGTCACCAGCAGGCATATCGTGTTGTGTCCACGTTACACCATTGTCTGTGCTAGTTGCACATGTGTTAAACGAGCAACTTACAGCTACAAAAACACCATCCCCGTATGCAACACTCTCCCATCCATCATCAGGCATGTCGTGCTGTGTCCACGTTTCACCATTGTCTGTGCTTCTAGCACAAGTTCTATAAAAAAGATTAATAACTACAAAAACACCGTCCCCGTATGCAATACGCCACCATTCTCCATTAGGTATATCGTGTTGTGACCATGTTTTACCATTATCCATGCTAGTTGCACATGTGTCCCCATACAAACATGTGACTATAAAAACACCATCCCCGTATGCAACACTATACCAGTTGCCAGCAGGTATATCGTGTTGTGTCCATGTTTTACCATTATCCGTGCTTCTAGCACTTGTGTTAGAATCACAGTTTACAGCAACAAAAGCACCATCTCCGTATGCAATACCCCTCCAGTTGCCAGCAGGCATATCGTGTTGTGTCCACGTTTTACCATTATCCGTGCTAGTTGCACATGTGTTAGACGAAGAAGAAACAGCTACAAAAACACCATCCCCGTATGCAACACTCTCCCATTCTCCATCAGGCATGTCGTGCTGTGTCCACGTTTTACCATTGTATGCGCTAGTTATGCTTTTATTAGAAGAATAGCTTAAAGCTACAAAAGTACCATCTCCATATACAACACCACCGTATACAACATTGATCAATCCATTGTAATCGTAAGACATTTTGTTTCCTTTTAGTTGAATGAAGTGCAGAACATTGCATCCGTTCATCAGTAGATTACAACCTTCTGCTAATGCCAACTATTATGTTAGTTTAGCGTACTGTGCTGTGTCCACGTTACACCATTATCCGTGCTTGTGATACTTGTGCTAGAAGCATAGTCTACAGCAACAAAAACACCATCCCCGTATGCAACACTATACCAGTCGCCAGCAGGCATATCGTGTTGTGTCCACGTTACACCATTGTCTGTGCTAGTTGCACTTGTGTTAGCATAAGAAGAAACAGCAACAAAAACACCATCCCCGTATGCAACACTGTACCAATCTCTGTCAGGCATACTGTGTTGTGTCCACGTTACACCATTATCCGTACTAATTGCACTTATGTTAGACAAATCGCTTACTGCAACAAAAACACCATCTCTGTATGCAATATTATCCCATCCTCCATTAGGCATGTCGTGTCGTGTCCACGTTACACCATTATCTGTGCTTGTAGCACTTGTGTTAGAAGAACGGCTAATAGTCACAAAAACACCATTCCCATACGCAATATTAAGCCATCCATTGTTAATACGGTTGTAATCGTAAGACATTTTGTTTCCTTTTAGCTATTAACATATGCTGTACTAGGTTGTTCGTTATAACAACCATATTATCCATTATTTAATATCATCAAGGACTATAATAGTCCTTTACTTAAATAGGCAATTTGCAGCGGTTAATAGACACATTTCAAGAATTGTGCCATCGATGTCATAAGAAGGTACAAACAAACTTCTGGTGATCTTGTATCTGACGCGATTTAAAATTACATCTACAGATGTTGCATCATAGCAGTGAACCCTAATGTCTTCCAATGAGACATGATTGATACACTCAATAATCTGCTCTACAGTGTATGTGTTTTTTGCATCACTCATTATTGCTTTCCTCTTTATAGTAATCCATTTGATCAGCTTCCCTGATCCTAGATAACTCAGAACGCTTGTTGTACCTATCTTTTACACTGATTCTGTAAAGTGTTTTTTGTACTTTCTGTTCCTTGCTTCGTTTGCTATTTTTAAAACTCTGCACAAGAATCCTAATCTTTTTTGTATTTAAGCAGGTAGTCAACGGATGTTACTTTAAACCTGTTGTAGTTGTCAATTGATTTAAGAACAATCCCTTTTAATAGGTGAGATATTGTGAATTGTCTGAATTGTTGCAAGTTTACGCATTGGCTCTCCAAATATATTAAGTCATGACTGGTACGAAGCAATTCATATTTAATGAACATCACACCAAGTACCATTGTAAGCTGCTTTACCTTTTGCTGCAAGAGGAATAGAGAGATTTAAAATCTCACCTGCTTTCACTATAGCATTCTCAGTGATTGACAGAATATCATCTTGTATACCATTCTCTACTTCCCATGAATACTCGTCATGGAAGTGAGAAACTCGTTTCACTTTCTTCCCTTTGTAAAGGTAGAAAGGTCTACCAAGGGAGTCTATATGCAACTCCCCAAGGTAATTGTCAATTATGCAAGAGGCGTAGCTCATGACTATTGCACCAAGCCCTTGCCCAAGACAAGACAGTAGAACATTCTTTCCTCTTACAGAAACAAGTCTACCATCAATTGCAGGTATAAACCTCATTTTACCTTCAGTTGCAAAATACTTCTCCACATGCTCCTTAAGCTTTCCAAGGCCTACGTTAGTCTCCCAGTAGTTATTATAAGCCTGCTCTCCTTCTTTTTTAGATAAACCAAGAGAAGATGCAAGCTTAACAGCACCACCTCCGAAGGCCAATAAATATGCCCCCGTCTTAGCCTTGTTTCTCCAAGGCTTGAATAATGGGTTTTCATTAAGTGTTGTATCATTTCGGTTAAAAATTTCTTCCAAGTGAGGAAAGAATGCAAAAGCGTTACTGCTATGAATGTCGCCGTTTAAGTTAAGGTCTGCAAAAAATCCGTTATCATACTTATAGGTATAGTGCGACAGTGTTCTGTTTTCAAGTGCTGCAGCATCTGTTCCAATGTACCAGTTACCGTAATCAACACAGAACAAGCTTCGCATCTCTGCCCCTAAAAGAACCTTTACATCGGCTTTAGGGCAGTTTACAACAACTTTGTGTTTAACTCTTGACGTTGGTGCATATCCGCTTATTTCAGCAGACAATCTTCCATCAAAATCAAGTCTCCAGTTTTTAAGCCAACCCTCAACAACACCTTTTCTGTTTCTTAATGATAAGTATTTAACAATTTTGCTTGGTATTTCTCCCTCAATCTTTAGAAGATTAGGGCAAATATTACCTTGATGTTGAATTTTTGGTGTTGTTTTTATTAATCTCCCACGCTCGTCCCTTAAAGGCTTGTTATTAGAATCTTTCTTAAAATTCCAGTGATCATCAGAAGGTGTCCACCCGTTTTTTATAAAAAAATCTTTTAATTCTGTATTATCAGAAATTTCCATAGGAAGTTTAACTGGGAATACACTGTTTGCAATAAGAGGTGCAGAGATACCTTTTGCGTACACAATTCCGTCAATTAACTCTGCATCGATTTTAAGTAGCCATTTATTAAGTGTTGCAGACATTTCACCTGACGTTGTAAACGGTTTTGCAGGCATTTTATAGAAGGCTAACTCTGTACCTTTAAGCTCTCTTGGAGGAAGAAGCGGGTCAACCTCTTGTTTAAGAACAAGCATTTCTTGCTCAATTCTTAAAACAAGCTCTTTTGCAAATTCTTTGTCAAACTTTACACCAGTGTAGGACTGGGCACTAAATAGCCAGTAGTCTTTTTGCATCTGTCTGAATGACGGGTGTAGCCAACTTTCACCGTACATTTGTGTGCCGCATTTCCAAAGATAATTAAAAACATCATTAAGTGCAAGAACATCTGTATCGCAGTAGGAGTCCATAAGTGGATGGTAGAAAGAGAACTCGTGACCTTTTTTATCGTCTTCTGATAAATCTCCTAGAAGAATAAGCTGCTCTCTATATTCCATCTTTGAATGGTCGTTACCGCTTGACAAAAATGCAAGTGAGTGGCTTGACTGGTTAGGATGCAGATACATACTCAACACATACGTGTCAATAAACTGAACGTGTTTTACGCCTAAAAAGTCCTTACCGTTTTTTCCGACTCTTGGCACAATGTCTAGTATTTTCCAAAGCATCCATAAATCATATCCGATACCGTTGTGTGAAACAACAAGGCTTCCGTCTTCAAACGAGTTTACCCAACTCATTATCAACTCTTTTGCTTTTTCATTACCAATTTCAAAAGGTTTGATAGATAAGGTTCTACTTCCATCTAAAGACGTTAAACGGATATACCATATTTTTGTACTTTGTAAGTATAAACCATCTGCCTCAATATCAAATAACCACCCACTTGGTGCATTCACACTATTTTCCGTTCTTATATATAAAATCACAAAGAATATTGCAGCATTCCTTATGCCAGTTTAACCAGTCAAGGTATGTTCCTTTCTTATTGAAAGGAAGGGTGATAAAGCTTACCTTTTGCTCTTTAAAATCCTCACTGCTAAACTTCTTCCTAGGGTCATTGTTAGACTCATAGTCTACACCTTCTGCATACCACTGTGCAATCACAACATCAAACAATCCTAGGCTATTACCAGCTTTGATAATAGGTTCAACTTCTTCCTTAAATCCTCCGTCAGTAAGAACAAAAAGTAGACTGTGACTCCTTGATGGAAGGCTTGTGTTTATTTTGCTAATGATTGAATGTTTTGCAGCATTTCCAAACACACTGTCACCAAACACTGGCTTAACAAGCTCTTCACAAACTTTTACGATCAACTGCCTCTGTGAGATACCGTTTAACTTTACCCAAGGGTAGTCTTTTAAGTCAGAATAGTACCTATCTTCCCATTCCTCCTTCGATATTCCGGAAATATCTCTCAACGTGTCAATTATACGAGAAGGGTACTTTTTGAAGGAAGATATACTAGGAACAACATTCTCTATGTGTTTACAAATATTTAGCCTAATGTATTCTGCTAAGGAGTCTTTTCCAGCCCTAGGCGGGGCGTTTAGGATGAGAACAGTGTCCTTGTACGGTTTCATATACTACTCGCTTATCTCAATTTGTTTTGTGTCTATTCCTGCAAGTGACAGCATCAGTAGTCCTTCTGTCTCTCTAAACACTTCAGAATAGACAACACGTTTAACCCCAACCTCTATTAGAATAGAAGCGCATGATTTACAGGGAGAGTGCGTAACATATAGTGTACTTCCAACAAGACTTATACCCTCTTTCGCTGCCTTTAGAATACCATTTAGTTCTGCATGAATTGTTTCTTTTTTTGTAACACCTTCCTCTTCACACACATTTCCAAGAGGTCTTGGTAGCCCGTTTACGCCGCCCAGAACAACGTTGTTCTGTGTAACGAAACAACATCCTACTTTTAGTCGTTCTGCCTTACTGATTCTAGAATATAGTAAGGCAATTCCTATATACATGTTATCTTTTTCATTGAACATATTGTTCCTACACGATAGGTAATTCTACACAAACAGTATCTTTTAATACTACGCAATACTTTATATAAGACGTATCATTAGCGGCTTCTTCGTCTAAAACATCGTTGTAGATGTCTACATATTCGTTAAGATTAGTGTGGTGTTTCAAGTTTTTGACAACGTTATCTTTCAAGCTACGGATAATTAAAGAACTGTTATCAAGATGCCTATCCTTAAAGTAAGTGCAAAGAATATTAAGGCTGTTTTCCACCTCCTCTAACAATGTATGATCAAATCCATTGCATAAATTAAACTCTTTTGTTGTTAAAACATAACCACTGAAAGAGTCCCCATGCAAACGCACTCCTAGCAAGTTAATATCATCCAACCTTGAATCAAAGTCAATGGTCATTAAATTAAACTTAATCTCAATGTATGCAATTAAACCGTTATTATTTAATAGTGAATTGCAAATACTTTTTCTTGCTTCAGAAACAAGGGCTTTTTCTGCAGCATATAGGGAGTCTTCAAGTCGTATCTCGCCCTCATATCGCAGTTTTGCAATACTTGCTGATACATATTCTGTAATATTATGGTTTATAACCAAGTCTTCAAAAGATTTTGTAGTTTTTAGCATAGCATATACTCATTTTTAACAGTTTATAGGTTGCGCTCAACCATCGACAGTTCCTTTGCCATGTCGAGGGACAGGTAGTAGTCCTTCTGGATCACGTTTTGACGGATTCCAGTTTTGGAAACCGTCATCACATAGTCGTGGTGCTCAATGAAACCGTACTTGGCGATGCGTTCCTGAATCCAAGCCGCGAAGACCTTGCCGACCTATTCGGCC